TGTATTTTATCATATCAGTATATGCTATTAGAACAGCACATTAATAAACATTGTCCACGAGTATCACATACTCATAATAAGGGACATAAAAATATAAAACAAATTAACTGTTATTTATGTAATCAATCATTAATACCAAATTTTAAATGGCAGTGTAATTTATATTTTAAGATAGAAAATGTTAATATTCAACAAGAGTTTATAATTAGAAGTATATTAACTTATAATACAACATTTTATCTACCAGTCGAACTACAAGATATCGTAATTAAATATTGTGTTTATAGAAAATATTTACCAATTAAATTAGATAAATATAGTATAGACCATATGTGTAGATGTTATGAATGTAGTCCTAAATTCTTAAAATGGATTGATGTTAATACTTGTGATAAACATATTCTTCCCAGACTTTCATCTTTCAATATTTAATATTTTAAATTTTATTTATAGATTTTTCTATTATAATTTTATGACAAATTATAGTAGAAAAAGCCTTGAAGATATTGGTATTCATTCTGAAGATCCCAGATTTAAGAACTTTAAAAATACCAAGGATTTTACAAATAATTTTATAACTAAACTTAATAATGGTTTATTAGAGATAAGTAATTGGACAGAAATTACTAATATAATAACTGATATTTATAATGAAGTAAAATTAGATAATGATGGTGAATTACCAAATTATATTCCACAATTATCTAATATTGATGATTCTTTATTTGCAGTGACTTTTGTATCGGTTGATGGACAAGTGTTTCAATTAGGTAATTTAGATAGTAAATTTTGCGTACAATCTTGTTCGAAACCCATCACTTATGGTATAATTTTAGAAAATTATGGAGAAGAAATAGTACATAATTTTGTAGGAAAAGAACCAAGTGGGAGAAATTTTAACGAATTATGTTTAAATGAAGACAATTTACCACATAATCCATTAATAAATTCAGGTGCTATAATGGTTACTTCTTTATTAGAACCAGATAAAAATCAAGCACAAAGATTTGATTTTTCTTTTTCCTATTGGAAAAAATTAGTTGCTAATAATTATTTAGCATTTAACAATTCTATATATTTAAGTGAAAAAGACACGGCTGATAGAAATTATTGTTTAGGATATATGATGCAAGAAAAAATGGCATTTCAAAATGGTAAAGACGTCAAAATTACAAATAAAATAGATAGAAAATGGAATATAGGAGATTTACAAAAAAATTTAGAACTCTATTTCCAATTTTGTTCATTAGATATAACTATATTAGGTGCAGGGCTTTTAGCTGCTACATTAGCTAATGGTGGTATCCAACCATGGACCTATGAAAAAATTTTTAAATGTTCTACAATACAACACATTTTATCTATGATGTCTACATGTGGAATGTATGATTTTAGTGGTGAATGGAGTTATAGTATTGGAATACCAGCTAAAAGTGGTGTTTCTGGTTTAATATATACAGTAATACCAGGTGTAGGTGGATTAGTAACATATTCACCTAAATTAGATAAAATAGGTAATAGTTATAGAGGTGTGAACTTTTTTAAACTTTTTAGTAAAAAGGTAAACATTCATATGTATGAAAATCATGTAAATACAGAAAAAGTAATTATTAAACATAAAGAATTTAACAATAAAAAAATTCTTGGATTTTTATTATTAGAAGCATCATATAATCAAGATTTATATACAATTCGAGAAATGATTGCTAAAGGGTGTGATATTAATTTTCAAGATTATGATAATAGAACAGCCTTACATGTGGCTGTCTCTGAACAAAAATTAGAATCTATCAAACTTTTATTAGAATTTAAGGCAAGTATAGAATTAAAAGATAGATGGGGTAAAACTCCTATAGATGAAGCCACTAATGATACACGTATAATAAATCTATTAACAAACAGTGATGAAACATTTTAACTTAAACGTAAATTAACAATTAAGAGTAATGGAGATTGATTGGGATTATAATATCAACCAATTTGATAATAAAATATATTACGGAAATCCTCTATGGAAAAACATTTCACATATAGGAATACCCAAAATAACAAACAGATTTACATGTGGATACTGCAATATGATTTTTGAATCCAGAAATCAAATATTTAAACACTTAGGATATCTTAATATAGATATTCGTCATAAAAATGGTAATATGATTGTAGATAATGGGTATTTAAAAAAAAAAAAATATCGAAAAAAAAAACGGAGATTTTTTAAGACTATTAATAGTTGTTCTGATTTGGGTAATACAGCATATACGTTACATACTATACAAAAACCTATTACAATGAAAAAAAAACAAACACATACTAATTTAAAAAATCTATTTGATAAATTGAAAATTAATAGTAAGAATGATATAAACGATATGATATCCAATTTTAAAAAAATATAGTAATCTCACTTCTTCAAATTTAAATCCCATATTAAAATATTTATATAATATAGATGCCTTGTAAGAAACAATACTATAGGGTTAAAACTAAAAAAAGAAAATATAAAAAAAAAGGTGGTTCGGTAATTAAACCAAAACCTAGAAGAGTAGAATTATTACCAGATATAAATGGTATAACTGGTGTACATATTAAATGGGGAGATATATACGAATATGATGTATTGCCTAAAATAAGTTTAATTGAGTTTCCTGATAGAGTAAAGGGGGAACTAAATATTGGTGATGAAATTCTTGAAATACAAGGTATAACGCCAAAACCAAAATCATCTATAAACCCATCTCCAAGACCTTCAAAAATACCTAATGTCAGTACAAAACCTGAAAAAATTAACTACTGTAAAGGTGAAATATTAAAATTTGGATCATTAAAAGGATTTTGGGGGAAAGAAAAATGTGGTGCAAAGATGTCTAAACAAGTATTAAATAAACAATTAAAATTATCTGGGAAAAGTCATAAAATAAAAACCTTTTTATTAATTAAAACTAACTTAGTTGATGAAGATGAAGATGAATATGTATAGAAAACCATGATTAGGTACTAATAAAAATTACATACACATAAAAATTGAAACTTAATTTTCATATTTTAATATTATGATGAGTACATATAACGAAAGTTCTAAAAATCTATCTGAAACGGAGTCTTTATTAGATTATGATAATGATTTTGATGAAGAACCATATAAAATGTCAGATGGATGTAAATTATTGATTTCGGATTTTAAGACAAGAATGGGAGAGTGCATTCAAAATTTTAGTAATGAACTAAACACTCTAAATTATTCCGAAGTTTTTGAGCAAATGTTACTTGATGGTCCTGAAATTGATGAGTTAAATCTTAAGATAAAATCATTAGAAGGTATAATATCAACTTTGACAGAACAACTTGAAATTCAAAGACTATGTGTGGAGAAACATAAAACCCAATTTGACGTATTTAATAGTGATTTCTTACAATCTAAAACAAATAATAAAATTCTATCTGACAATATTACTATATTAAAAGATAAACTTGTTCAACTAAAAGAACATAATAATATTCTTAATGAAGATGTTGATTTCCATAAAAAAAAAGTAGAAAAATTACATCATAAAAATAAAGAGCTATTAAGCCATCAAGATAAAATATCACAAGATTTAGAAATTGCTGAGGTGTCAGAAGACCAAGCACTAGCAAAATTAGAAGATTCACTATCGTCTGTTAAAGATGCAAATTCTATAATTAAAAAAAATACATTAGTTATATCGGAACAAAAATTGGTTATCCAAAATTTAGATGTTAAAATATATAATCTTGAACAAAAATTACAAGGAAAAGATTTAGAAATTACTAGCACGAAACAGTCGTGGCTAGCGATGCGACAGACTTATTCCAAATTAAATTTAGATATTAGCAACTTAACTAAAAAACTTGAAAAATCACGTTCAGAAATATTTGAAAAAACTCAAACTAATAATGAATTATCCTCTAGTTTATATGATGCGATTCAAAAAAATAAACAACTTTTAGAATCTCAGAATAATCATAATTTAGATATGTTATCTTTGGTTTGTGAAAATAAAAAAATGGAGCTAGATATGGAGGTTGAAATGACTAAACCTAAAAAGTCTAGTACACATGCAAAAAATCCTATTGGAGGTAATAGTTATAATCTTAGGTCTCGGAATAAGTGATTACCAAATATAGTTATTTCCTTTATATTTCCGTTGTTTAATCGGTGGATTCCAAGTATTAAACCGCCCAACATGATTTATATAATAATATTTTTTTATTGTTGGGTCATATTCTTTCTCCCAACCATAAGGTAGTCCATTTGGCATCATTTTCCCTATAGGAATATTTGGATGTAACCATTGCGTATGTTTAGTAGTCAAACATGTGTAATATGGTTTACCTGTAACAGGTTCTATAAGTTTTATCCAATCAGATGGCAGATTATCAGTATCAGTATCAGTATTAGTATTAGAATCCATAACACCCATAATATTGCTCATCATTAGATTAGATGGGTTTTGATGTAATTTTCTATTTAAATTATCATATTTTGATTCATAAATAGGGTTTTTAGCAAGTCTTGAAAAATCTATAGTTTCATAAATAGGATTATCAATTTTTCTACTCATATTTATAAATAAGAAATTTATAATAGAATATTATCTATAAGTTAATAAATTTGATTTAAAATATTATTTTATTTAAATAAATGCCGTTTAATAGACGTTTGGAAAAATTCTTGAATAGACAACTAAATGGACAGCCTATAGTTAACTACTTTAATTTAGAAAAAAAAAATGCAGATTTTAAAATAACAGTACAGCCATGTGATAGATATTGTATTATAAATATATACTATTATAATTTTGGTACATATTTTGAATTTCCAAATTTACCACCAGAAATTAATAATTATATTTATAATTTCACTCAAACACTAGTAAATTTAAATATTAAAGTAGACCCTCCACTAAATTATCCATTTGAACCAGTCATATGGTCGTTATTAAATATAAAATCAAAATCATCATCTCATATAGATATTACCGAGTATTTTAAATACATAATTTCTTTACATAACGAAAGATATATTAATGATTGGTCAGCGGTGATATATTTTGAAAAGGATTTATTACTATTTTTAGAATTAATAAAGGGGTTAGAATATCTATAATTATTTAAAGGCAAAATACTATATTTATAAATGAATTGTATTATTTGTAAAGATAATTACCAAACTATTAATAAAATATGTATATGTAATGATTGTTATTTATGTGATGATTGTTTAGTATTATCTAATCATAATAATATAAAAAAATGCCCTAATTGTAGAAGGGATTTACAATTAACGGGCTCATTCAATTTATTTAAATATATTAGTACTATTTGTCTCCAAATTATAATCTACTTATCTATTTCACTTTTACCATTTATTTTGTTATTATTTATAGAAACTAAAAATTTTGAATCTAATGAATTAGTGTCTTTATTAATAAATTTATGTATATGTATTATTTTTATTGAGCCAATATCTATTGTTATGTTTACTAAATATTTAAACATTAATTATCTACGTTATCAAACATTTA